CGTCAATAGCGTGGCTGTGATCTTCTTTCCGGCTACCAGAAAATCCAAGTTCTCGGATCCAACCGTAACCCGCCCGGCACAATCTGTCTTTCCTGTTGCCGTATATAGCCGCACAGAACACCTAAAAGAGACGCTTGGAAGAGCGCCGGTAAGTGTCAGTGTGGCAGCCGAAGCAGCATTGTAGAGGCTGTGTGATGCCTTAGTGACCAGGTAGGCAGGATCAGTAAGTTTTGCATGGGGGAATGACATCAGGAAGACCTCGGAGATAACTATAAATATGAATAAGCATAATATTATGATACATGAAGAAACTTGAAAACGCGCCTATCAAACATCGATATGGTCCAATCGTCCCATTGACTCCCGGATTGGAGCAAGACATAGAATATTATCTCATGGAGCAAACCGGGATGCCAGAACCACGAATACATGCTCTGATTGAGAAGATGAGAACGGTTATCGGTGTCAGAGATCTATGTGAATTGATGCTTTTCAGTCGCGTCGATATGAGTTTGCCCGAAGGAGATCCAACTAAGCGAGCGAGCATACCACCACACGAAGCATTTATGACACTGATAATTTATATCTTGGAGAATCGATGAAACATAAATGCAAGCGCCCAAAATGTCTCTACGAGTGGGACTCAGAGAATCCTAACCCGAAGGCATGCCCTAGATGCAAGAGCTACAAGTGGGATGAAGAGGTTAAGCCATGAAATTCTATCAGATACTTAGCGGAAAATACGTAGAATACGATGGTACATATTACTGCTTGGATCAGGAAAAATCAACCGATCTGCTATTAGAGGCAATGTCTCAGAACGGATCTATATCCGCACTATCCAATCCAGTCATCCGCCACGCTTCAGGATAATTGTCGTGATCCCTCACATGGATTAGGCCATCGGAATCCTGCAATGCTGCAATAGCGCCGGAATCGGCCAAGGGCAACGCTTCTAGGAGGGCCTGGTAGGCTTTTTGGTAGCCTGATTGGCCATCCCTGGAGACAGAATAACCGTCGAAACTTACACTTTTTGCGAATACATCTGGATCTTTCTGCTCAAAATATGCAGCGATTAGATATGCTAGGGCCTTCTCTGATTGAGCATCTGTGGCAGTCTTGCCTATCCTGGAAAGGTCTATTGCCAATTGGTCCACGGCGGCGGCTTTTAGGACTGTATAGGCGGCCTGAGTCCGGGAAGCGGTATCATAGAGGATATTGGCGGTTAGGTTGGTGCCCGCGGTATCTTCCGCCTGAGTTTGTACCGAAAAGGCGGTAAAAGATTGAATTGCCAAAACGATATTAGCATCTGTGACAGCCATTTAAACCCCACCAAAGCTATCGGTTGTGTGGAGAAAATCGTTTCTCGTATTCTTCAAATCCCACTCCGAAATATTTTATGAATACAAGTTCAACGATTTTGCTATCCACACCGATTTTCTCAGAAAACTCTTCTAGTCTACCCATGATTAGATCCCCATCGGATTATTAGCCGCTTTCTCTTTCATCTCGTCCTGTTCCTCTTCTGTCAGAGGCTGCCATCCCATTTCCTGATATGCTCGATTCAACGGCAGCATGTTATTGATATATGCATTGACGATTAGCTTTTGCTTTTCTAGCTTGTTTTCCATCGCAGGATCGACATATGTAAACTCGCAAGCCCAATCGGTGAACCCATTGGCCTCTAGAATCTCGGTATATAGGGCCTCAAACGGTTCACTTATGATTTTGCGCCACCCGCGAATTACCATCATCAGAAGCTCTAATAATGGTGTTCCAGTCGCGCTTATGGATTGATTCGTCTGCTCTACGAAATCGCGAGGTATCAAGTGCTGCAAGATTTCTGCCTTGAGGTATTCATCAACCGGAACCACATCACCCACATTCCCTAGATTAGGGAAAATTACTTCGTGATCGGCACCCCATAAGACGCCTACGTTATTATTGCCATAGTTCTTGACAAAATCGACCGCAGCGGCATAGGCTTTCTCCCACCGTTTGCCGGTCCCTGCCGGGGTCTCCAAAAGATTGCCCTGAGCATCCCTGACCTCATTGACCTTAACTACACATCGGCCAACGCCCTTGTAGTTCACATTCTGCATGAAAGCTTTTCGGACAAATTCAAGCTGCATCACGGTTGGGGCGATGCCCGCCAGATAGGACTTGCCATCGGGGTACCTAGACTTCTTGTCCCTGATATGCAGTATCCTGGCAGTTGGTAGCTGAATTGGGTTCTTGCCCTCACCTTGTGTCTGCCAGTATTGCATCTGCTTCTTTTCTATGTCGTAGGCTATGCCCTGCAAGATTCTGCCAGGGACAAATGCAGATGTGTTGCTGGTCGCGGATGCCTGCTCTGCGAGCGAATATGCATCGATATATTGCAACCACTGAGGAGCATTCCAGCCCATGTCAGTTTTTGGGAATGTATAAGAGCCATCGGGGCGATCTGCAACGCCCATTTCCACCAGGCCGCTACCAAACCCCATGCAATCGAGGCCGGTTTGGGCCATCAAGGTTTCGGTGTTGTAGGCTTTATCTAGTTGCCACAGTTGCTTTCGGACTTCGTTGGACTTGTCAGATAGCTTATCGCTTTCCTGGTCCTCTGGAGTTATAATTTTGATATCCCTGCCATTTAACGCGAGCATAAATATTTGCATCAAAATCCTGTCAACGCTGCCCGCCTCAAGGACTTGCAATAACTTAGTAGCATCTAGGCGGCTGTCATAGATTTCCGATGAATATGGATATGGCATGCCGGAAGGATCGATATTGGCAGCATTGATTTTCAATTCTGGAGCTATCTTAGCCGCCAATGATTGCCTTAGATTTTCAAACATGTATAACTCCAAAATTAATATATTCCTGAATATGCTTCGCATCCAGCTATGCTGGTTTCAGGTGGCATCCATTCAGATTTGGCAGTCACTGTTCCCATAGCATGAAACGCATATGCTAACGCATCTACAAAATCATCATGATCGGCAACTGGAAAACTTAGCAATTCTGATTCAAACGCTTGTGACAAATCACGGGAATGGTATACCTGTCCGAGTTCATATCGGGCCTCCATCGGCGCAAATCTAGATACCTTGTCACTTATCGGCTTAATGCCCCGGACGTTAAGAGATGTTTGCGCCGCCAATTGCTGGATAAGAGCCTTCTGGTAGGCCACATCTTCAATACCTATGATAGTAGGCTTCCATTTCGCGGCCAATTGCGTAATGAAATTTATCTGATCGGAGAATGATCCCCGAATCCTTTGCATATCGAGGATGTGCAGATTTCCGGTGTCGTCTCTACCAAGCACCGCGCCGGCGGTATAATCGGCAGTCTCCTTTGTGCTAATCGCCAGGTCCACACCAATTGATATTGTCAGATTGCTTGGCGCATGGTCTTCATATTTTAACCAGCTCCGCTGTATTCTAGTAGATCCTGCCGCTATGAACTTGCATTCATATTCCTGTGCCACCCACGCAGACCCGCGTTCTCTTCTCTCTTCTTCAACAAAGGCCGGATCTATACGAGGGCATTTGTCCCAAGGAACTTCTACCCTTTCCCATCCAGTGCTCTTGGTCCAAGTCTCGTAAAAGAACCCTTGCTCTCCTCGTGGAGTGGACATCAACACAAGCCTGCCCTTGGACACTGCCAGCATTGGCCGGACTGCGCCATATAGGTCACTCGGTATGCCGGCGGCTTCGTCTAGCACAAGCAACGTAACAGCACTTATGCCGCGAATGGTCTTCTCCGATCCTGGCAGGGCGAGTACCCTGGAGCCATTTGAGAACCGAACCGACAGCTTTGTATCAGAATCGAGCTTGACGCTCTGATCAACCATATCCAAGAACTCAGAAAATTTCAGCATGAGTTCTTGTGACTGCCTCAGAGAAGGAGAGTCCAAGACTATGGTGCTTTTTGGCTTGTGGATAGCTTCCCACAGGGCGAGAATCGCTGTACTGGTAGACTTGCCAGATTGCCGCGAACAATTAAGGATAATCCTCTGTGATCGCGATCTAAGAAAATCTGATTGCCATTTGTCGGGCTTGAATCCTAGATAATAGCGAGCGAATATAACAGGATCTTCCTCAGCCATCTTTGCTATCTTCGCTTCGGCTAGTTCGATCGCTTGAAGCTTCATCGATGATAGCAAGGAGTCCTTTGAGTTTCCCATCCAGATCTTCCGAATTCAGGTTTATATTTGTGTTGATGGCGGGCTTCTCTTCCACCTTCGCGAGCACTTCCACAACCTTCGTCGCGGGCCCTATACATGACCCAAACGCGCTCAGGTTCGCGGTGGCAGGAGTATCAATCTCACCCAACGCCATACCAGCCGCCTTCATGGACTTGTCATAGACTGCTTTCTGGCATTCCAGCAAGTTCAATCCAGCCTTTGCCTCCCTCGCATTCGCAGCCGATTTCAGCCGCTTAGATAGGTGGTCCTTCAGGTGCTTGGCCACCAGGTGCTCTCCAAATCCATATTCTTTCGCGATGGATCGGGCCGAAGCACCTTCCACAAGCTGCCTATTGAGGCCGCAATCCTTGTGTTTTTTCATATAGTCGCAGATCTTGCATGACCCGCGTGGCCTGCCTGGTCGGGATTTGGGCTTGTCGGTGGTAGATCCCTTTGGGCGTCCTGGTAGGCCGTTGGCTTTCTTCATGGTAGGTGGCTCGCATAGGGAAAGTTATTTATAGTTATAGAATCTATAATGTATTGTGCAAAGGCACAGGATTGATACCAAAATGCCAACTCAGGAATTCTGCAATAAACTCAT